TTAAGCGTGACAGCGTTCGCATTGATAACAAGTATCAAGATCAAATTACTCGCGCCTCAATCGGTTTTGCGCCATTTGACGCAAGTAAGAAAGTTAACGATGAAAATACCTCAATACTATTTCAATCAATCAATTTGCAAGCAGAATCTAGTGGCACACTTGAGCCGCAAGAAGATAAAACATTTTACTCTAAGTTTTTAACTTCAAGCGACACTGATGTAAGTATTGCAGTTGGCGGTGTATCACGTATAGCAAACGTAAACACCAAGCCGCCACAGGAGTATACATTTACACTAGACTATGAAAATTACGGCAATGTATCGGGTGGAAAAATTGAGGAAGGCGAGATAATAAACGTTAAGACCGAATTGTCTATAGATGATGACGGTCAACCAATGTCTCAAAACTTGCAGATTCTCAGCATTAAAGATGATATGAAAAATAAGCAGGTACAAATTAAAGCTGTAACATATCAGGACGTTATAAACGAACAAGACTTTGATTTTGTAATATTTGAAAATAAAGAAAATTACGTATTAAGCGATGAGTTTGCACCTGTCGATGCTGGTGAGTACACTATTTTTATAGCTTCAAACGTAACCATTGGCGCAACATCATCAAGCAACTTTGCATTTGACACAGGCGCACAAAATGCAGGTGTTACACTTAAAATAATTCATCGCGGTCAAATTCTTGCTGCTGGCGGCAAAGGTGCTAACGGGCCTTTTGCAATAGCTACAGATCCAGCAGATTTTCCAGAGAGGGTTGTTGCGGATGGCAATGACGGGGGTGCTGGTGGAGATGCGGTGAACATAACTACAAATACAGTTATAGATTCGTCACAGGGCGTAATATACTCAGGAGGTGGCGGTGCCCCATCTACGCAATCAATAGCAGACGGCACATCTAACCCTTATTTTTTGAGTGGGGGCAACGGCGGGAGCGGCGGACAGGGTTATATAGGCGGTAGTGGAGGTAATGCTGGCACTGCTAGAGTTGACGATTTCGTGACGCCCGTCGAATATGGCGTTTCGGGTGTTGACGGCTCAAGATCTGCACCCGGCTCTTTAGCTGGATTGAGCGGCGGCGCGTGGGGTTCAGATTCTGATTCAAACCAACAAAGCGGCGCGGCTGGTGCAGCAGGTTATGCAATACGATCAAACGGAAATAGTGTTACAATTATAGGTGACAATGACGCAACAATACGCGGAAAGAGAGATTAAAATATGGCATTACAATCATTCACTATAACCATTGGCGCACTGACTGATGCGGGTAATAATGGTAAAAACTATGTAAACAATCAACCAGTTTACATTAAGAAAGCAAACGGAACACTGGCGAGCATTTACCGCGACTTAGCAGGTACCTCGCAAATTACTCAAGACGGATTATCAAATGTAACAAATTCAAAGGGCCAGTTTACTTTCTTTGTTGAGGCTGGTGATTACAATGCTGAGTATCAGAGTCAAGTTACACCAATTACCGTTGTTGGTGCAGATTACTTTAATAATCGAATTGACGAAACTGTAAACCAAATAATTTTGGATTTATCCACTTCTAGAGGTTTTAGAGTTAAAGGCACTTTTGCTGCTGGTTTTACTTATGAGCTGCCTAATGATGTGGGGGTTGATGGTAGCGGAAACTATTGGATTTACACTAATGCTGATGCTTTGCCATTTGCCGTGCCTGCTGCGACAACGCCAAGCGCGCCAACTTATACGCAAGTTACATTCAATCAAGCGTCGAATATTAGCTACACTGAGAATGGAGATGCTGAAGAAGCTTTAAGAAAACGCGCAGGATACTACACGTTAGCAGAGGCTCAATCAGCTGACTTAGAAATAAATCAATATGTAATTATAACTGATTACGATAATGCGATGTATAAAGTCGTTAATGATACGGATACAAACGGGCTTTACAAAGATCACAACACAGCAGGCTTAAAGTTAAGATTAATTGATGAGCTAGGTTTTTTAAATACTGCTGGCTATGTTTCAGACACGACTGGAGCAACAATAGTTTACTCTCAATTAAATGAAATGGTTGAAAACGCAAAGTTAACAGGGCTTGCGTTAATTTCTAGACCATCTGATGTTTATAATGTTGGCGGCTTTCCTGATACATCAGATTTATCTAAATTCATAATAAACACCGATAAATTTACATGGCAAACTAACGGCTGCGAGTTCACATTGCAGGCAAACACTAACGCGTATCACGATGGCAGGGCGTCACAAATTCTTTTTGAGGTTGAGGCAAACGACATAGATATTGGAGATATAAAAGTAACAGCTGACACAATAGCAAGAGATGGTTCTGAAAGGCAGGGAGTTCAAGCTTACTGGTTCAACAACTCAACCAGAAACACTAGAAACAATAAAATAGGTGAAGTGATTGGTGAGAAACTAATTAGTTGCGTGGTCGCAACATCAAGCAATCCTGACAGCTTTAGGCTTAGGGGTTTAACACATGGTAAGCTATTTAATAACTCTGGGTATTATGTTTTAAATTGTGCAGGAAACGCCGACAATGTAAGTGGCATATGCTCTAGTAATGATTGCATTAGAACTTGGTTTTGTTATGGCGTTACTGGATATGAGCATAAAGTTGAAACTTACAATCACCTAAGATTTACGGACATTGTAATAGCAAGAATATCTAGAGACACAAGCGACATAACAATAAATTATAGTTGCAGTCTTTCCAATACATCATCTGGAGTTATATCGTTTGAGCATCTTAATGATGACTCTGACAGCACTATAAGTAATGTCAGCCTAAACTTTGATGTTAAAGTTTCAAACCCTGCAAATCCAACAATAAACTTTTCATCGCTTACATCGGCAGGTGTGCCAGAAGCAATCACAACAAAAAGATATCAAGACATAAGAATCAAAGGCAAAACAAACAGCACAACGCCAATTGATTTAAAAACAACAATATCTGGAGAGAGTCCAAATTCAATCTACATAGAAAGGGATGATCTGATTGGAAATAGGGATACAAAGGGCTTTAACTTTATACTTGGAACAAAAAGAATGGCGTTTAGCGATTCAAGTGGAGGGATGGCGGCTGAGTTCAATGTAAGTGATTTAAAATTTGTCCCTTCATGGGGTAAGCTATCTGTTTTTGCAACTAACGATTGGGCAAGCGGGGCTGGTACTGCAAACTACCTACAAAGAGACTACAAGGTTTCATTTTCTGTTGGTGGTGACGGAAGTGTAATTCCAAATGTGCAAAGTCTGAGGGATGATTTAACAACAAGCACACTAACTCCTACAGTGACTTTTCCTACGCAATCAGCAGGTTCTTACAAGTATGTTGTTGAGGTTAATAACTTTCCAGGCGAAAACGCACTTGTGAAATGCTTTTTAGAGCTTCAAACTGGCATAGCAACAGTTTAACAGCCTGTAAAACCCGCTTTAATTGGCGGGTTTCTTTTTTAATCCAATCTTTCAACTTGCTGCCAATTGTAGAGCCAAATCGGTAATTCATTACTTGCTAATTACCTTTCTTAACATTGTAAAAATTAACGCCAAAACTTGCGCCGATAATCATGCCGAAAGCCGTTGTTATTGGTGCAAACAAATCACTTAACTTCTGAGTAACTGCAGCAACTTGCTCTGGAGTTTGCCCGCTTGGAACAAACCCAAAAAACTCACAGACTAACAACCCAAGCATAGTAAAAAGATAAACACCATAAAAGAAAGTTACACATCGACTTAACTGGCGGCGCATAATTCCGTTAGGATCTAAAACCTTTAACATTAAAGTTTGCGCTTCTGCGGACTCCTTTTTGGTTTCAATCATTTCAGTGGCAATGTTTTCAACTGTGCTAAAAAAACCACCTGTAAAAATTGCCTTTATTCCTGCCAACAAACTCATTGCGTTAACCTCGCTATTACTGCGATTGATAATAAAAAGAACATAACAAAGCAGTAAAAATTAAGCTCGGTTATCTTCTTTCTTAGTTTGATATTTTCTTTAACTAGAGCGTGAGAGTCATGCGGGTTGCATTCGCATTGCTCCGTCTCTTGCTCCTGGCTGTCAATGTGGGCTGTCATATCAGTCACTCAACTCAAAATGCGGCATATCAACAAAATTACGCCAGTGACCGCCCCACTCAAGTTTATAACCAAGAGTAGATGCAGCTTGAAGCATTGCGCAAGCTACCATAGATAAATGCTCGCGCTCCCAGCTTGCTTTACCATTTACAAAAGCATAAACGTCTAGCGCTTTACCTGTTTGATGAAAGCTCTTTTTCTTGTAACCATCAAGTTGAGATTTTCCGCCGTGATAAAGCCTATTCTGCTCTTCTGCGGTTCTAAGTCCGCCATTTGAAGGTATGCCGAAATCAACCTTGCTGATTGATAGCGCTAAGTTTGCTATTCGTTGTAATCTTTCATCAACTGATTGCAACCGATTTAAACTAGCTTGACCAAATTTGAATTCGCTCATTACTCAACACCTCTTGATTTCAAATAAAGCATATCCTCTGCATTTCTGCGGCGCTCTAGGTTTTTGGCCGCTTTCTCTTTGTTGCGCCTATTTACTATTGATTTAATTAATCTATGACGCGCTGCTTTTTGATCAAGTGTTAGCATTTTCATTCTCCAATTTTGCTAATTGGCGCAAAAGCTCAAGCTCTAGCGCCTCGTTATTTGTATTTTGAGCGGTTCTAATCTTGCGCAATAACTCACATCGCTTTGAATGCTCATATCTTGCGCGTTTAGTAAAGTCTAGTGTATTTTTTCGCAATACGTGAATCTCGCCGCAATTAAGTGGCGCGTGCATTTTCAACACTAGACTATCAATTAAGTCGGCCTGGTCATTTAAGTAATTCACTACGCTTCAACCTTTAATTTATTTTTATATCTATACCTGTATTGAGATGCGTGCTCGCCTGTCATATTTAGACTTTTTGCAATTTCTTTGATTGGCATATCAGACATTAAAACTTTTAACTCATTTGCTTTTATCTGCCTGTAAGATCCAGTTAAGCCTAACCTCTTCCTTTCAGCTTTAATTTTGTAAATGCTGCAACCTGTTATTTCAGAGATTTCTTTTATTGATTTGTCGCTTTTAATATTTAACTTTAAAGCAATCTCGATGTTTTTATTTCTATCACTCATCACTTGCCACCAAATTGCAAATCTGAAAACGGATCTAAAATTGTTTTAACTGGTTTTCTAATTCGCTTTTCTTCAAATGGACTCAAGCCATTCTCAAGCATCCAAATGAGCTGGCCTTGAACTCTTATCGCATTCTCAAAAGAACCAGTAAACAAAAGCTTCATCTTGTATCTCACTCGCCATTTTGATGAGTGTTGCCACTTGTCAAAGTGAAAAAACGGAATGCCTACGCCGCTATAAGACCATTTAACGCCGCCATTTCTGCCTCTATAACCCGTAACGGTATTCACACTTAAACCAAGAAGCTTTGCTAACTTGCCGCTTTGTAGGTGCGGATTCTGGTCCAGAACCCGCTTTTGCTCATCTGTAAGCTTGTTACGAGGCATACGCATGATAACCTTCATCTAACTGGCTAATAACGCCTAGAATCGCAACTGACGCTTTCATGTACGTGAAGTACTTGTTAGATCTTTGAGCGTGCCAGCCTTCCGATGTTGACTTTAGGTCGATTGCATAATGCCAAGCCATTCCTAGCATTTCGTCAGTTTCAGACCAATCATAGTAACTATTGTCTTCATTGTCGTAGCGCACCAAAAACTGATTGTATGAGAATTGAAAATACTCAGCTTTATCAATCAACCATTGAATAACTAACGAGTCTTTAGCTGGCTTCTGGTTTGCGATTGAGAAAGCCGCCCTGACTTGAATTACCATTTCATCGCTAATGTTAGCGTGAAAGTTTTCAATGTCGTTTTCGTCAATAATTTGACTTAAAAGTAAAGGTGTAAGTTTCATTGTTTCTACTCCTAGTAATCTGTGAACTTGTTGAAATTATTTACTGACGTTGTTAGTGTTATTTTCCCTAGATTCCAAACTCTTTTAACCCAAGATTCACCGGCGTAATACATATCGTGGTTGTAGAAACTATTTGAATACATCATAAGTATAACTTCGTTGTCATTTACAACGTTTTTAACTTCTGCAAGTATTTTTTCCTCTGGCTTCTTCTTTGTTTGGATGACAAGAATATCGCCCTTTTCCGGCACCTTAGATCCGCACTCGTTTAAGTTATTTAAATCAATCATTGTTTATCTCCATTAGTTGATAGCTTGATACTAGCGAAGATAAATGAGTTTTTGAAATAACATTTAGTTATATGGATATAACAGAAATAAAAAAGCCCTCATAAGAGGGCTAGCAAGTAATGGAGTAGTAAAATAGCAGAGTTGGGGAACAGTGCCTTTTTGAATATTATTTCACTACTCTTGTTTAGTCAAATTTAAAATTGCTGGTTGTTATTTTGCTGCGGCGCAAAACCTCCCTGCTGCTGCCCTTGGTATTGTTGCTGCTGTTGTTGCTGTTGCTGTGGTGCAAATCCGCCCTGCTGTTGTGGTGCTTGGTTGTATTGCTGTTGTTGTGGTTGCTGCTGCTGATTCTGCTGTTCATCAAAAACAGATAGCATAACCATGTCGCTAGGCTGCTCGCCTTTCTTAATTGCAATTTGATTCTGCTTTAGCAGTACGCCTGCAAGATTTACGGATGGATCTAATAAAGCGTAGTCTTTGCCGTTTTTGCCTGTGATAATTACACCAACATTAGTCCACTCTGCTTTTTGCTCGCCTTGTTGGTTTGTGTAGTTGCCTGTTACTGCTGATAGTCTTTTAGTCATGTCTTTTCCTATTTATAAATATCGTTAAATGTAAAACCAATTGAAGAAAGCTTTTCATCCATTTCACTAATGAACTTTGGTATTTCTTCATCGAAAACTTTAAATAACTCCAAGTCTGGCTCATGCCTTACAACTTTGATGTTTTCTTTTCTCATGCGAGGATCAAAGTTTATAAAATCCCACCACTCGCGCTTAGTTAGCCACATGCTGTATTGTATTTGTGTTAAATACTCAGGCTTTGGCTCGCCACCTAGTAACTGATTTATGTATTGCTCTGTTGTCCAAGGGCATTTTATTTCCAGTCCGCCATCATCGTTTACAAGGGAGTCAGGGCTAACACCGCAACGCATATCATCTGAGTAGATGAATGCAATTTCTGTTATTTGCTTGTCACCCCAAAAATTATAAAGGTCGCGCGCTTTTGGCTCGTTGTCTTTGCCCCATTGCAGCTGCTTTGCTGTTATTTCATCAGGCAACAAACCGGTGCACACTTGAGCTATTAATTGCTCCATGTATTTTTCACGGTTAGCGCTGTAAGTTCCTTTCTTTCTTCCTAGTTTAATTATGTCATGCACTCGAGAGGCTGTAATAACTCCTGCGCGCATTCTATGCCATTCAGTCGAACCTTGCTCAACCTCGCCACCATCAAAGCCGAATTTGTCTAAGGTTTGCTCTGACAGCCTTTTAAATTGCTCTACTGTGCTAAGCATTGTATTGCTCCAAGAATGAGATTAGTTTAACGGCTTGCTCGCTTGTTAAATCCGCTAGAGATTGAATCTCACAGTTAATTAATCGCGGAGCATACTTGCACATATCGGCTTCTGTTTTACCCTTGTCGGCCAAGTAATCAACAATGGTGTTTAGCTGCTTCTCTGTTGCTGGTGTAATATCTTTAGGTTGCTCTGATTGCTCTTGCATGCCTTCACCAACATCAGTGTTTAAATTGTGAATAGCTTGATCTAAACGCTCCACTTTAGGCCAGTATTTACTTGCACGTTTAACAATGGTCTTGCGTGCCATTTCGTTATAGTCAGTGCGCCAAGGTGATGACTTCCCGCTTTTATAGCCCTGTGACCGATTCATTATTTCGTCAATGTCAGATCTTGGCATTTCCTCTGTTAAGTAATCACCATCAGCGGTCTTAACCGTACAGTAACCACCAATAACCTTGCCTCTATTGCCAAACGGGTTGTATTTATGCGTTGGTGCATGGTCTAAACCGTTCGACTCGTAGGTGTCACCTTCATGCACTAGCTTGCACTGCCCCCACTTAATAGAGCCTGTAGACATTGCTAGGTGCAACAAGCCCATGTAGCTAATATCAAGACAGACCTTTTTATCTCTTGGTACAAGATAGGCGTGCTTATTAGCTGGATTCAAACTGATACCAATTGCAGCAACATTGATAATTGCATTCTGCAAACTAGCCATGTTGTTTTTAGCTGTGGTTGCTAGATAACTATTGCCCTGCAAAGCTTGTATTGCAAATTGAGACTCAGCCGCAAAAGTTACCTTTTCATCTACAACATTAGATAAAAACATACTTTCTTGCTGATTCACAAAAGCCACTAAATCACTACTCATTACTTACCCCTTATTTTTTAATTATTTTCTTAGCAAGCTTAATCACATGATCTTCAATAACTCGCTTCTCTATGTATTTCTGCCTGCTCATGCCTAATCTTTCAGCCTCAGCTTTGATTAGTTCGTTCTGCTCATCTGGTATCTTTGTTGTAAATGCTTTCATATAAACCTCGTTTGTTTTGATGTGGTAATTATAGTCATGCATTTAGGTTTAAATCAACCCCTAAATTAAATCTATTTCATATTGCACAATTAAACCGCAACTGCTACAGTTACCGAAACTTAATAGGAGATAGTGATGAAAGATAAGTTATCAATAAGACAGCTCAAGACAATTAAATTTATTGGCAGGTGGGCTGATGGGCATTGCACAAATAGCAAGGCTGTAAAAACGCACGTGCAACTAGAGAGCCTTGGCTTGTTGAGGTTTAGAGGTGATTGCGTAATTCTAACAAAGGAAGGAAGGGAAATTTACAGCAAAGCTGAATCGCTACTTAAACGCGCAAGGGGTGAGTGATGGATAAGCAAATAAAACTACCGACCAAATTTACACAGCTAAACGAGTTCCAAGCCCATAGCCTTTTATACGCAACACGAGAAGCCATGCAGCTACGCAAAAATAACAAGGTAAATACACGCACCATTGAAGGTAAGTGCAACCTGGTATTTACTTTTAACTTTACAGACGCAGGTCATGTGTCGATTGATTGGCAAGAAATCTAATACAGGAAACTAAAAAATGAAAAAATTACTACTAGCAACGGCGTTACTTACTTCACTTTCAGCAACAGCTAAAAAGCCAATAGACGGAAAGATTGAGCACATTAAAAACATGGAAGCAGCACAAGCGGTGGCTGAGCTTGTTGAAGCTTATGGTTATAGGTGCGACTCTATCAGTTCGTTTTTACCTTTTGTGTTTGGTCGAGGTTATACGCTTAGGTGTAACGGCTTGAGATATACCTATGAGCTTACTGATAGGGGTGGTAGATGGGTTGTAAAAGTTAAATAAACCAAACCACCACAACCAGCCGCTTAATTGCGGCTTTTTTGTGTTTGACGGTTGACTTGCCCATACATATGCCCCATAATTATACCCATACTTACAAAGAGGAAATTAAAATGCGTAGAAAAAAGTTGGATGTTGTTTTTGATGAAAAGGTTAATGAGATTGCACTTGAGATAGCTGAAAAAATGAAAGAGCATGCAAAAAGAAATGGCGATGACAAGAAGGCAAATAAGTCTGAAATTATAAGGTGCGCTTTAAATATAGGGTTAGCTCAAATTAACAAAGACATGCCAAACTGGGAAAGTAGCAAGTCTATGCACAGCATGCTTCATATTGCCAACTTGAGAGCCATTCTAGGAAGATAAAAGCCAGTGGGTCAGACTGGCAATTTAATAGTTTAATTTCAGCGAGGTTAATTATAAGACATGAGCAATAGAAAGTCATTTGTTCTACATAAAGACAGCCTGCAAGTCTTAGATGATTTGAGTGACGAGCAAGCTGGCAAGCTATTTAAAGCAATCAAGGCCATTCAGTTAGGCGAAGAATTTGAACTTGATGCGCTAACAAAGATAGCTCTTTCACCTTTTAAGGCTCAGTTTGCTAGAGATAATGAAAAGTATGAAAGAATAGTAGAACGCAATAAAAACAATGGGTTAAAGGGCGGAAGACCTAAAACCGAAGGCAACCCAGAAGAACCCAAAAAACCCAGCGGGTTAATTACGAACCCAGATAACCCAAAAAAAGCCGATAGTGATAGTAAGAGTGATAGTGTTAGTGATAAAGATATAAATACTCTTGTCGAGTCAAAGACTCAACGAAGTAAATTTAAATTCAATGATGATCAGTATCGTTTTGCTGATGAAATGTTTAAGCGCATTTTGAATGTTGCTCCAAACTCTAAAAAACCAAATTTAGAAAGTTGGGCCAATACGATCAGGCTACTAAATGAAAATGATGAGGTTAACTTGAATAATGCTTGGGCTGTATTTTGCTGGGCTAACTCAGATAGTTTTTGGTCAACAAACATATTGAGCGCAAGTAAGCTTAGGGAGCAGTACGCACAACTTAGCGCGAAAATGAACTGCGGCAAACTTAACGGCGCAAACAACCAGCAACAAGTAAGCAGGCCGTCTAGAAAGGAGATAAACCTTGATTGAAGATATTTTAGAACAGGAAGCCTTGATAATTGGATCTTTGCTTGTTAGCCCTGAAAGATTTAGTGATTGCGATTTACAGCCGAGCGACTTTAGCAGCTATGAGCACAAACAGTATTTTGAAGCGATGCTTGTATGCTTGGCAAAGAATAACCTGACTGCTTTTTCAGCGCGCGAAGTGTTTAGGGCTGAAACTGGTGCAACAATGGATTGTATGCTTGATTATTCTGGTCGAGGTATGCACGTTGGCAAGACTCAATTTGAGATTTACGTTGAAAGAATCAAGAAGGAGTCGCACAAAAATAAAGCGCTAAGAATAGCCAGCAAGTTAATTGATAATCTAAATACTGGTAACGTTGATTCAATTGGCGAGGCTATAAGTGATTTTATGAACATCAACAAAGCCGATGAAAAGTATGATCACTCTTTCCATGAGGTTGCTGAGTATGTTGTTGATGCTTACGAAAGAGCGCAACAAGGTAATACTGGCGCAGTTAAAACTGGTTTTTCTGAAATTGATAAAACTCTAGGAGGCTGGCATCCAAGCGATCTAATTATAATTGCAGCTAGACCTGCAATGGGTAAGACCGCTTTTATGGTTAACTCATTCCTAAGAGCAAACACAAAAATAGGTGTTATTAGCGCAGAGCAAGGAAGTGAGCAAATTGGTGTTAGGTCTGTTTGTATTGAGGGTAGTATTAACCACCAAAACTTTAGACGTGCGAAGATGGACGATGAAGAATTTTTAAGACTTAAAAATGCGATAGGTGAATTTCAACTTATGAACGGACGTATTTTTGATAAACCAGCCCCAACAATTTTAGATGTTGAAAAGGTTGCTAGGCAATGGGTTCACAAATACGGCATAGGTGCGCTTTACATTGATTACGCCCAAAGGCTTGGTCACGAAAATAAGCGCATGAATCGAATTGAGCAAAACAGCGACATAGCAAAGCGCCTGAAAGAGCTTGCAAGAAGTTTAAATATTCCAGTTATAGCTTTAGCTCAAGTTAACAGAGCTTGTGAGTCTAGACCTGATAAGCGCCCTCATATGGGAGATATTGCTGACGCTTCCGCATACGAGAAGGAAGCTGACGTTATTATGACGCTTTACCGTGATGAAGTTTACAATGAAGATACTCCTGAAAAAGGCATAGTTGAAGCGATACTTGAAAAGAACAGGCATGGACAAACAGGAACGGTAAGACTTAGATGGGTTGGTCAGTATATGCAAGTAAACGACTTCACTGGTTACGAACAAAGCCAAGAGCAGCAATTTTATAAAAGCGATGGATATGCGGAGTCGAGTTTTAAACCATGAAAAACGATGCACAAAAACAATTTGAAAATCATTGCTCAGAACACCTAGACATGCGCCATCATCTACCGATAGCGCAACAAGTTTACAAAGAAGCATACGATGCAGAGCCTATCGAAGTTAAAAAAAGAAACATGGCTTTTAGAGCTATGAATACATATTTAAGACGACAGATTGAAGCTATAGGTTGGGGAAATTGGCGACCAGACGAAAAAGGAAACAAACCAAAACGAGTAACACCGCAACAAGGTAAATTAACAAATTCAGAACGCGCAGCAGTAGCGCACAAATCAACAAAAGAAATGCCGAAAGGTATGGGTATAAAATTAGACTGGTAAGGGGTAGAAGATGAATAATTGCGAAGTAAGAAAAATAGATAGAAATGATTGTGCCGATTTTATATTAAACATTCATTATGCGAAAAGGTGGCCCTCAATAACTTATGCCTTTGGCTTGTTTAGGGGTGGCGAGCTGATAGGTGTTGTAACATACGGAACTCCGCCAAGCTCAACATTAAGGCGCGGGGTTGCTGGTGATGATAATATAAATAACGTACTTGAGCTAAACAGGCTTTGCTTGAAATACAACGAAAAAAACCAAGCAAGTTACTTAATATCCAAAAGCCTAAAAATGCTGCCGAAAGGTAAAATTGTAATTTCTTTTGCTGATAAATCACAAGATCATAATGGCTGCGTTTATAGAGCTTCTAATTTTACTTATCACGGGCTAAGCGCAAAGCGTACCGACTGGGCCTTAAAAAGCAAACCAAACTTACACGGCCAAACTGTAGCGGATGAATTTAGAGGCCAACCAAACAGAGCCAAGTTAATGCGCGACAAGTACGGTGATGATTTTTATTTAAAACCAAGACCAAGAAAGCACAGGTATATTTATGTAACTGGTAAAGGGAAAATGGCTAATCGTTTGCGTTCACAAATAAAGTACAAGCAAGAAGAGTTTAAGGGGTAGAAGATGAACAAGCCAAAACGCAAGAAGTGCAAGCAATGCAAGAAGCTATACGAACCTAAAAGCAGTTTTCAATCAACTTGCTCGCCTGGTTGTGCAATTGAATACACAAAGGACAGACAAAACCGCAAAGAGGTATTCAAAATCGCCATAGAAGCTGATAGGAAAGAGATTAAAGGTAAGTTAAGGCAATTAGGCAAGTCTGACCGTTCGAAAGCTCTAAGAGCCGCACAGAAAGCTTTTAACGCATTTATAAGGGAAAGGGATAAGGATTTACCTTGCATATGCTGTGGTAGATTTACTGATGACAGAGGGTTGGTAAAGGGTTCAAGGTGGGATGCTGGTCACTATAGAAGTACAGGTAGCGCGCCACACCTAAGATTTAATGAGGATAACTGTCACAAGCAGATGGTTTTTTGTAATAGGAATCTGTCTGGTAATGTTGCAGATTACCGCATAGGGCTAATTAAAAGGATTGGACAGGACAGGGTTGATGCCGTGGAGTCGAATAACGAGGCTGTAAAATACTCAGTCGATGAGCTTTGGAAGATTGAAAAAGATTACAAGCAAAAGCTAAAGGAGTTGCAGAGTGATTGAAAAATACAAGCTAGTCACAAGCAATAAATCAGCATTGATTGAAGCTCTTGAGGTTATGCTTAGCCAAAACGAAGCGGTACAAGTTACCGCTAAACCTTGGAGCGGAAAAAGAAGCCTACCAGCTAACGCGCAGGTTTACGTATGGTACGCGCACATAGCAAAGCTAGAAGGAGAAAGCGTCGAGTCAGTACGTAACTTTTGCAAATTGATGTTCGGTCTGCCAATACTGCTACAGGATGAGAATTACAAAGACAAAATATCATGGACGCTTAACAAGTTAGGTTTTTATAACTGGAATCACGAGCAGCAAGTTAATTACCTGGAATTACTACCAGATAGCAGTTTATTCAATACGAAGCAACACAATGAATACAGGGATGACATGCAGGCTTACTACGCTAAAAACGGTTTGATGCTTGATTATGTAAATTAGTTATAAGCATATAGCCAAAAGATATTTAACTCTAATCAGTTTAAGGGTTAGAGTTTATAAAAATAGGAGAGTGAAAGATGGCTTTAACAAAAGAAAGAATAGAAGAGTGCAATCACAACTTTACTAAGGTAGAAACTTTTGAATTGTTAAAAAAGTGGTTTGTAAAATACGACAGGAAAAATAAAATATTTGTTTCTAGGTATTATGCAAGATGCTGTCAAGCAAAGGTGGGCGCTATATACGCAAATGAAAGGGGTACTCACGACAAGCATATAGATAAATTTTTTAACAAGATTGGTGAGTATAGAAATATGGCTGAGTTTTTTACATTTTCAGAAATGGATATTACAAAAGAAGTTGTTGATCTTGCTTACTCTTTTGGTGTTGAGCTAAAAGAGAAAGTAAATTTAAATTAACCAGCGCGCTGATTTAGGAGAGTGAAATGACACCACAACAAGCAGATTACTGTGATAAGTTATCAAGCGGAAATATTGAGGTTGCAGTGCCATGTGAAAATGCTTTAAGCTTGCTTGATGTTAAGCGTTATGCAGCTAATTTAAGAGTATTAGGTATTAAAGATGAAAGGCGCAGAGGGCCAAGGCTGGCATTCGCAGAAACAACAATGATAGTAAATGATATTTTAACGGGGTTAGGTAAATGAAATGCAGAACCAGAAACGAGCACATAAACGGCAAGCAAACCGCTCAGTCTTTAGGTTGGCGCAGGGGCTATAAAATATTAGCGCCTGCTTGGCTGGTAACTGGCTACAAGGTAAATAACGAAAAGGAATAAGCATAGAACAAAGCGGTATTAAACAAACCAACCGATTTTGCTATAATTACTTTATCGGGTTTAACGACAGAAGGCCCGATAATCTTTGTTTGACAGCTACGGAAAGACGGCCCTCAATAGGTTGGAGGTGATAAATCTCGCTGCTCACTTGCGTTAAAGTGGGTTGTAACAAACTAACTACAGTCGTGAGATAGCAGCTAGCAAACCTTAAACTATAATCTTTTAATTAATAATGGAGGCTGTAGTTCGAGGATTGAGACGAAAAATAGTTCCTTGGCCTGCATTAAGTTGCAGGCATTTTTTAGAGTTTATTTGTGTGGCTTATCATAATTCCATAGCTGAACAGGGTTGATCGCCTTAGTAACTCAGGGCGATAAGTCACAACAAATACGCTTTTCCCATGGTGTATTACATTGAACGAGAGTAAGCAAAGCCACTTTAACAGGTGGCTTTTTATTATTGAAATGCTAGTATTATTAAACCATTAACCACAGGAGATAAGTTATGGCTATTTCACGAAGAAAAAAAGGTAAAGGCAAGAAGCCCAAGTAATGTTAACTGCTGATTTACTGGTAACTGCATTTGTATTTCTTTGCTTGCTGGTGAATCGGCAATCTCTGTATTTTTTGTGCGCAATATCTTTAGGTGAGCTGTTTTATTTTTCAACATCAACAGACTTTTCATTTTCTATACTTTCAGCAATTCTATATTCACTAATCGCTTACCTATCATCAAGAATTAAATTTGAGCTGCAAATGGCTCTGTGCGCTTATTCAGTTCTTTACTGGTTCAACGCTTTAGACTTTTTCCTATTTCCACATGAAACGCTCTTTTATGTTATATTTCCTTACGTTGTTAAATTAGTTGATGTTTATGTAATCTACCATTTAATAAATAAGGAGCAAAAGGATGTTGGATTTTATAGCTCCAGTAATTGCTCTTTTAATTAGCGGTTACTTTGTCTACAATTGTGTAAAACACGTAATCAACAGAAAGAAAGAGCATGAGCTTAGTAAACGATATATTCCACGCGATAAGTGACCACGGTAATGCGGTGCTTAGTAAGTTTGTAACCTACTTTGGTGTTGTATCAATTGGCAGCGGTGGCGCTTTGGGTGTCGCCAATGGTACAGCCTCAAAAGTTGCTCAAGATCAATTCCTGTCACTCCCAGACTATGCGGCAATCGTTTCTATTATCGGCGGTATATGCTTAATAATTAAAAACGCCGTGGATGTTTACTACAAGATTAAGGAGAAGCGAAGTGAAAAAGAAGAAGACTAAGCAAGACTTCAAGAAATCACACTACAAATACAGACCGCGTTAATGCGGTTTTGTTATATCTATATTCCAATAAGTTATTTCTAAAGCTTCAATTAATGAATTAAGATTGGGTTGATTTAAACAATGGAGGATAGGAAATGATTGAGTGGCAAGAAGGTGCGGTTTGTTTTGCTGATATGCAGCAGTGGGTTTATTATGGGTTAAGCCGCAAAAGAGATTACATCTCACTTTGTAAGGCAGGAAATTGCTGCGATACTCAATACTTAACTAGTTGCAGAGACTTCCAGTTAAACGAAATCCGCATAGGTGACTACATTGAAAAATCAGAGTTAGACACCGAGCAGAAATACAATGATGTTGTTGATGTGTTTGAGTTGTTTGGGTTTAAGATTGCTGATGGTGCTGAGAGTTGTTTTATTGATTTAGATACGTATGGCAATTTAACTATCTGCCACGATGGTATTTTTGCAACTGAGAGAGTTAAAAAGTGGTGCAAGCGAAAGCTAACCTGCAATCAAATAATGGCAATAGGCAAACTAAAACGTTTGTTAGGTGAAAAGTCCGCACCTAAGTCCGCACCTAAAACAACTCAGGAAGTAAGTGCGGATAATCTTAAAACGTCTGTTGATTACCTTAACGAATGTATCGAAGTGCAAGCGGAAAGAGGTAAGCAATACGATTCAAGCGGTTCAGGTGAGCGCTCATTTGATGCGGCAGCAAAAGCCTTTAATGCTTTAACAGGTGAGAAGTTAAGTGGCTCTGATGTTTGTTTGTTGTTAACTTGCGTTAAGGTGGTGAGGCAGAATAGCGATAAATCAAGATTGCATGATGATAGTTTGCTTGATGGTGTTAGTTATTTGTCGCTGTGGGCGGAAGAATTAAATAAAGAGCTAAGCTAAACACTTGTTAATTTGAAATCAAAGCCTCACTTTTTAGTGGGGTTTTTTATTGCCTGTAATAAGCTATAATAACTTTGATGCTCTATCAGGAGATAGGGCGCTTAATTATCAGGAGATAATGAGTGA